TTTTAACTTGTATTCTGTTTAAACTATCTTTTTCATTTGTATAAAATAAATTTTCTTTTGTTCTATACTTATTATATTTAATAAAATTATGTTGAATAAAATCTAGATGACCATATATTTTGGAAGTTAAGGTTTTATTAATAGCATTGTTCGATATTAAATACGCAGCGGTGCTCCCACAAGCAATATGTGTGTTATATGTCTCTTTTGTTGGTAAAATACAATCACTATGTAATTGTATAATATCCCAATTACTATCTAGTAATTGTATTTCATATAATGATTTATTAAGATGCTCATAAAATTCTTCTTTATTATATAATGGAAAAGCGTCATCTTCCATTATAAGAAAAAACGGTATGTGGTCATTCGTTTTTTCGCTATAAATTGACTTTATATGAGCGCAACATAATATATGACTTAAAGCACAACCAATTACAGATTTTGGAGCAAAATTTTTAGCATAGTTTGAAATATATTGTTCATATTCGGGTTTTAAGTGTTCATTATTTAAAGCATTGATTCCCGCAAATCTCTCTACTATTAACCCAATATTTATCAATTGTGGTAATTGTTTGTTGTAATTATTAATATAATCATCTAAATTTATAACATATGTTTTTAAATTACTATAATCCGGATTAATAGGATAACTATTAATCATTACCAGTATTTAATAATAGTAAATAAAATTTATATATTATTAACTTACTAATTAATTTCCAAATTTTAAATAATATATTTTAATTATTTAAAAATTGATTAATAATATTATTATATTTTATATTTTTATATATTAGATGGTGCTTATGTATACTGTTGCTGTTACAAAGGATAAAACGACTATTTATATGAAAGTGCCATATGATTGTTTATCATATAAACAAAAAATGCACAGAGGAATTGTTAAATTAAATATTAAGAAACCTATTGTAATTGTAAAAAATGAAAAATTAGAAAATGTAGAGTCTAAAAGTGATGAATAAAAAGTGATGAATAAAAAATGATATATAATATTTATATATATAAATGAGTTATAAAGGAGGAAGTATTTTATTTAGAAGTTCAATAAACATAGAACAACAAATAATACAAATATTAGCACTTACAATAGGCATCGAAGTAGTTACAGAACAACCGGACAATAATGCTGTTATATTTAAACTAACTTTTGCTGAAGATATAGGTAATTATTTATTGGGGTTACCATTAAATGCTCCACGAGATGTTCCTACATATGTTCCACCAAGAACGTTAATAATAAAATATGCCTATGATAGGATTGATGATGAGGATTTTCATATAGAATCACAAGTTCATTTGGATATTGCTTCAGCAGATAAGAAAGAAAATTTATTTCCAATAAGTCCCAATTATATTTTTTCACAAATTATACAACAATCTTATCAACCATTTACTGCTATAGGAGACGCGTTTTCCCAATTATTAACCATCCACAATTTAAAGGATAGACTCGATACCTATATAAATAGACTTCTTCCGAGAGATAGAACTCGCTATAAACAAACAATAATAATTATGGAAATGATTGATGGAATAACATTATTTCAAGGATTTAGTCAATTACCAAATTTCTCAATAGTTGATGCCCAATTTCCTTTTACATTAAATAAAACTTTTTTGCAAAATTTTTATACATTTTATTTATTAACATTATTAGCTGAAAAAGGATATTCTCACGGAGATCCACATTCAGGAAATATTATGCTTGTTTCAACTACTGGCAATCCATTTTTTTTAAATGCGTTTGGAGATTTATTAACACAAAATGGATTAAATGTAGTTCCATATTTAATTGATTTTGGTAGATCCGCACCTCTTTCTGAATTACATTTTGAACCATTTACTTATGAACAATTAAGCGATATAGACTTTCAAAGAGATGCCGCATTTTATATTGAAACATATAACAATGTGGTTCCATTACTTGGAACTTACACTATTGAAAGTATTGTATTAGATTTAATAAGAAATCAACATTTGTATGTTCAGGCAATATTGATACTTACTATGTGTGGGCATAAACATAGATCAATGTTTCAAATAGCACAAGAACTAGATTATTCACTTTATGATAGTTTTTTTTACATAACTAGAGAAAACGCAGACGCAATAAATATATTAATAAGGGAAGCACTTAATGATAGAGCAACACTGGAACAAGAACATATTAGACATATTGAACAATACACAACTGCTGCAATTGGTAGAAAATATCGATATAAAAAAAACAAAACTAAAAATCATAATAAATTACATAAGAAGAAAATAAATCGACCAAAGAAAATAAAAACTAGAAAAAATAAAAATAAAAATAAAAATAAAAAATAAAAATAAAAATAAAAATAAAAATAAAAAACATTTACATCTGCAATTGCTCTAGTAAATTAGTTAATGATTTTGGTTTTGAAAGCATGCGATCTTTATTTTTTTTGGTTCTTAATTTATGTATCAACCAAGTATGTGGATTGGTCATTCTTGGATCAATTTGTAAATTTAATTGAATAACTTGTGATCGACAATGATTACTACAACACATACAATCAAATCCAAAATATAAAGTACAACATTCTGTAATTTTTTTATCACAAAAATCACAAATAAATATCATAGTATATATAATATATTTATAAATATATTATATAATGTCACTCTTATAAGAGTAAATAATTAAATATCTAAACTCACAATATTTTTATCGCTTCGCTGTCTACGTTTAGATTTTGTAGGTATTTTAGCATTTGTCAAATCTCTCAAGTCATCAATACTAATTGTACTAGATTCATTATTTATTTTTTCATTAACATCAACTTGTTTGGTTTTTAAACCACTTAATAAAGAGGCTATATTTTGACTAGGAGGAGCAACCGATGGACCCTTCATTTCTGGACGTGTAATACGTTGTTCGTTAAAAGGATTACCTTCGCCATTATCAATTTCCATACCGCGTGCTGACATAATATCGGGGCGATTTATTATATTTTGCACTCTTTGACTGCGTTCAGGTAATTTAGACTCAACCGGCGGTGGAGGTGGTCCAGAATTAACATTTGGTGGCATTGAAGCACCGAATCCCGGATTAGCACCATTATTTCCAAATAGTCCATTCATAAATCCGCCCAAGCCGGGTTTAGATTGACCCATTGTATTAACTGCTGCTTGAGTAAATTGTTTCATTAATTCTGGGTTTTGTCTCATAATATCGTCCATACCTGGCATAGAAGATTTAAATAATGTATTTGACATATGAATCATCATTCCAGAACCACCTAATTGAAACAATAATTTCAATTCGGGAGACATTTTTGCTTTTGATTTATATTTTTCGTGTAATTCGGCAAAAATTTCATCATATTCATCAATATTTTCATTAATTTGTTCTCCCCAACCATCGAGTTTAATATCAAAAGGATCAAATTTATTATTTAAAAATTCTAATCCAGTTATACAAGCCATTAACATTTTTCCTTGAAATTTAATGGCATTCGATTTTTCTTTTTCGGCAATAATAGTTTCATATTCTCCAATCATTTCATTTAAATCAGAATCCATATTATAACGCTTGCTAAGCGATACCCCTTTTTTCTCTAAATCTTCTAACTTGCGTAAATATTTGAATTTTTCTTTTAATTCCTCTTCTTTGGTTAATGTAGGTTTTTCTTGTGCTTTTTCTAAATTTATTGGTACATTATTAAATTTTCCAAATCCATCCCACGTTTTATTTTCATTCATATTTGCTGTAGATTTACCTAAATTAGAACTATCATTTTCATCATTTTTGGTTACAGGTTTAATATTAGCACCATTATTCTTAGAATCACCAAATAATCCCCCAAAAATAGATTTTTTATTAGTTCCTGTTGATTGATTATAATTTATTTCTTTTTTATTATCGCTATTATTAGCGTTGCTATTAGTACTACTATTTGTGTTGCTATTAGTAGTACTATTTGTGTTAGTAGTAGTATTCAACTTTAATTTGTCATCAAAATGTTTAGAAGTGCTATTATCTGTTAAATCATTCAACTCATTTTCTAAACTAGTAATGTCTTCAATGTCTATTGATGTTGATGTTTTTTTATCACTAATATTTTTTCCATTCATTAATAATTCAATACCGCCTCCAAAATTAGAAGAAGGTTTTTTTGATATAATTTCTTCTATGTCTGCGTTATTTATTTTAAATTCTGGAATATTAAAATTATCAATATTTAAAGTTTCTGGTTCGATTTCTATGATATCCATTAAAACTATTATGATAAAAATAGAAGTTTAATTTTTAAATACTCCGCAATATATATTATATATTAATTAATATATAATTATTTATATAAACTATTTTAGTATGTTAAAATTTTCTAAATAATAAATTCCTTGTAAAAAACAATCTGCTAAATCATCTTTTTTAGAATGTTTTATGAAAAAAGAATGTTCAACACACATATTTTTATGTTCTAATAGTTGTTTTGTGTAAAAAATACTGAGTTTTTTTCGTTCATTATATGATAATTTTTTATCTTTAATGTCCTTAGCGTCTTTGATATCATTAACATTGCAATAATCTTTATAATCACTTATATATTTATTTTCTTTATTTATAAATGGTTTTAATTTATTTGTTGCGGATATAAATTTAATATTATAATTATTACAATCAATAAAATATTGAGATATCATGCCTTGAATAGTTTTCATTCGATTAGCAATTGGACTTATTTGATTTTCTAAAATAATTTGGTCAATTGTTGATAAATCAAAATTTTTAAATAATTCATTTAATTCATTTTTCAAACTAATTCCAATATCTATTAAATTTACATTATTCGCATTAACACTTTCAATAACTTCAAAGCAGCTAGAGTTTAAGTATTCTTCTATTAACTTTATTAATGATACTTTATTTGTTGGTTTTTCTACCTTGATTTGATATTGTTCAATAAGTGCGGAGAGATTAGCAACAGATTGTTTATGTAATGTTTTAATATTACATGTTGGCAAACTATATTCCGTTTTTTTTGTATGATTTTTACAATAAAAAACATTGTCTTTATGAAATTTGGCTTCTTTAGAACAACATTGTTGCTGACAAGAAATTAATTTATTACACAAATTTATTACATCCCATTTTATAATTTTAAAATCTTTAAAATCTTTTAAATCATTAGTATTATTTTTTTTATCTGAAACATCACATTCTAAAATTATATATGCCAAATTTTTAATACCTATATCTATGCTTAATATTTTCATAACTATTAAACTTTTATTATTATTATATATTATTAATTCTAGTTTATTAATATATAATAGTTATATAATATTTATATATTTGTTTCTATTATAATAAACTTTATTTATAAGCACCTAAACATACTGAATAATTTAATCTGGAAACATAATATGTCAATAGCAAGGTAATAAAATAGGAAATTGCACCAGCAAGTATCTTATAATTTTTTTTAAATATACTGATTATTCCTATAATCAATGCCACCATTGCAAATAGCAAACTTAATAATCCAATAACGTAAAAATATAAACAATGCTGCGCACTAAAAGGAGACATCAAATCATCAAAAAAACTCATATTATATATTATAATAAAATATAATAAAATATAATAAAATATAATAAAATATAATAAAATATAATAAAATA